AGATTTCAAAACTCATTCTTGGTAAAGTAATTGAAAATTCTCTTTCTTCTAAATTTGGTTGTTGGTCTAATCGTGTTAAAAACTTTTCTTTTGGCGCATACGCTAATGGTACCGCAAGTGTTTGAACGACATTACCAGAGGAATCTGTTCTTTTAACTTGTATCTTATTAAACAGTTGACCAAACGCCACTGTCATTCTTCTCATACTTTCGTTATAAAAATACTTACCAAACATTAAAAGCCACCTCCGTCAGGATCACCAAAAGGATTTCTTTCTGTGAAATCGAGTATATCATCTATTGTAGAAGCAGTATCAAAACCTGCTTCATTATCTAAATCAATATTGTTCGCATAACCTGATTGTGTTTGTATCGCAAAGTCTTCGTTGATAAAGTATTGTATTTCACCATCGGCGCTGTCGTTTTCTAATAATAACGAACCAGTCGCATCTGTGTTTTCTGATACTGTAACTGTTGGTGACAATCCAAGATAACTTGAACCATCTACATCAATTGAAATACTTGTTACAACACCATCTGTTAATACTGCTGTCGCTGACGCTGTTACTGCGTTACCAGGAGTTGAAACTACGACACTTGTAATTGATAATACATCTGTCATAGCAGCATCTGGTGTAATTGATGTTAATTGACCATTAGTTAAACCTGGTGATGAATCTGTATTTGTTTTTGTTGTACTATCTGTCGCTACATAAACAACTGTAATCGTAGGCGCTATACTGTAACCACGACCAGCGTTTGTAATTGTAAATGAACTTAAAGTATTTCCAGTTAGATTACCAGTCGCCGTTGCGTTAATCGTTGCTGATGGCGCTGATATTGTCAATGTTGGCGCCGTTACATAACCTTCTCCACCTGATACAATTGGTATAGAAGTTACTTGGTCGCCAGTGACTACAGGACTTCCTAATACTGCGCCAAACGATCCACTTTCTAGTGTTGTTTGATATAAACCTTGATCTAAAGAGTATTGTGTTTCAGCACTATCTATTTCATCAATACCTGTATCTAATCTTTCGTTTGAGTATTCCCATCTAGTTACTTTTAATTTGTAAACTGGTAATTGACCGAGTTGAAAGAATGGTTGTTGATCTTCAACAAATTGTATTTCAAAAAAACTATTCATCAACGGCATATAAATTATATCGCCTTCGTTTGGTCTTCCCTCTACAATCATTGTATGTGCTGAATCAACTTGATCTTGCCATCTTCTTTTAGAAATCATAAAGGTAGTATCTTCTCTAATTTCTAAACCAAACTTATTGATTATCTCTTGTTCGCCAGCAAAGCCTTCAGTTGTTTCCATATACATTTCAAGTAAATATGAATCATCAAACTTACTTAACGAATCTTCGCCAAGTATTAAATCTCTATTTACTAATGTTCGTGGAAGATAGTAGCAGTCGTGTCCGTAGATTTTTAATCCTTCAATGATTAAATCTTCGTGTAATCTTTTTTCGTTATCGTTTCCGATACCGTTGCCACCTTGGAAGTAATGATTAACTGCCATGGCATTATCCTATCATCATTGCAGGGTTTAATTCGTATGAACTTCTTATTTCTTGTTCTAGTTTTTCAATGTCTTGTAAAGCTTCTTGGAATATTTGAACACCATTAAGTGTAACATTACCAATCATTGTAACGCCATTGAATTTTGATAAGTTTGCGCCCCACTGTTTTTTGAATAGCGCTGTGACATATCTTTTTAAGTAAATGTCATTATAAACATCTGTGTAAACTGTTGGATCTAATTTTCTATAACACTCAATAACAAGATACTCACCAACTTGTAAATCGTTTTTCCAATCTTGGTCTATATAAAGTCTATTGTCGTGTTGATTAAATCTTAATGGTTTTTCACCAACCAATATGTGGTCTAAAAAATCTAAATGTCTTAATACAACATCATAGTTAATAATTGATGTTGAAGAAAAATCGTAAAGGTCATTTAATCTTAATTGGTATCTTACATCAAATAAGTTTAGATTACCTTTATTAGAGTATGGAAATAAGTTAATAACAGAGATTACACTTTCTGGTACTACGATAAAACCGTTTGCTTCTTTCCAAGAAGTAGTAACTGAATTTTTAGTAACTGATTCTGATGTATCAGCGTTTATTCTATCGTAATCAGCCTGTGTGTATTGATACTTTAAGTATGTTCTTCTTATACCGTCATAGTGATATTGTGCGAAATATTGTAACGCTTCATCAATTCTATCTTCTAATTGGTCGTCATCAGCGTTAATTTCTATGACTGGCTTTCCGAGTGCTCTTAAAGCGTATTGTTTTAATTGTTCTCTACTTGATGGTGTTGCCATACTTTCCTCTTATTTTCTACTATTTATAAGAATAGTAGAGTATTAACCAAGTGCAACAGCTTGTGCGATAGCGAAGGCTTGTGACGCCTTTGAGTCTATTTGTGTTTGTACACTTGAAGTTACGCCATTTAGATAACTTAATTCTGTATTATCTACATCACCGTTACCAATTTTAGTAGCGCTAATTCCACTTGATAATTCACTATCCCCAATATTTGAAATGGTATTATTACTAGCGTCTATTGTTTTATTTGTTAAAGTATCTGTAGTATCTTGTAATACAATTGTTCCTGATGCATTTGGTAAATTAATTGTTCTATCAGCTGTTGGATCAATAACACCCAATACTGTTTCATTAGCGTCAGCTGTTGAACCTTCAAATGTAAATGAATTAGTGATTTCTATTGTAGTTGAATTGACTGTTGTTGTTGTACCATTAACTGTTAAGTCACCTGTTACAGTCAAATCATTTCCTATGGTAACATCATTTGGTAAACCAACTGTAATTGTACCAGAACTTTCGCCTACTTCAATCTCGTTAGTTGTACCGTTAAATGTAATTGTACCACCTAGAGATGTAGCAGTTGAAGTTGTACCATCGGTAACTGTTATACTTGAATTTGTTAAACTTGCATTACTAATATTTGATAATGTGTTTGAAGAACCACTTATTGTTTTATTTGTAAGTGTATCTGTACTATCAGCTAAAATATATGATTGTAAATCTGATATATTTGATTCAGTAATTGTGATTGTATTTGAAGCACTGCTAATAGTTTTATTTGTAAGTGTTTGAGTATCACTTGTACCAACTATTGTACCAGATGGCGCTGTGACTGTTGTAAATGCGTTTGTACCATCTGCTGTTAAAATACCAGCAGTAAATGTTACAGCACCCGAACCACCATCAGCAACACCAATAAAATCGGCTGCTTGATATTCGGCAAGACCTGTGACATCACTTCCTGTAAATGTTGCTTTAACTGGTGTTTTAACTGCCATTAACTACTCCCTACGACTAATGTTGTTACCGCTGATCCACTTGTGTTGATAAACGGTATATATAAATTTGTTATAACATCACCTAAACTACCTTGAGTTTGTAAATCAATATCAGAACTTGAACCATCTGCTTTTGTAAATGGTATCGTTGCTGAAGTCACTGTACTTACTGTAACTGTATCGGTAGATGCGTCACCTGTAATACTTATAAGACCAGATGAATCTAAATTAAGTGTATCTGATGTTGAATCAGCAACTATATTTGTTGAGTCATTTAGATTAATTGTTGAAAAAGTATTTTGTGTAGCACTTCCTGTAATTGTTAAAGTATTACCAGAAACTGCTGTTGTAATTCCTGTTCCACCAGCGACTGTTAGTGTTTCACTATTTAAGTCAATACTTGCTGTCGTTGATGTATCATCAGCAAGTGTTAAAGTTGATGCTGTTGAAATAGTTGTACTACCACCTAATGCTACTGACGAACCGTTAATAGTAATAGATGAGTTTGTTAAACTTGAATTACCAATATTTGATATTGTATTATTACTACCATCAATAGTTTTATTTGTTAAGGTATCAGTTGATGAAGCAGTAATGTAAGAACCTAAATCAGAAATATCTGATTCGGTAATAGTGATTGTATTAGAAGCACTATTAATAGTTTTATTTGTAAGTGTTTGTGTACCTGAATTAGTAGTAACTGTATTATCAATCGCAAATGTAACTACATCACCTGATATAGTTGATGATAAACCTGTTCCACCTGAAAGTGTAAGTGTATCACCAGCGTTAAAAGATGTAGTTGTAGATGTGTCGTCAGCGATTGTTAAAATCTCTGTACCTGTACCTTCAGCTAACTCTTTGATTGTAATGACATCAGCATTAACAGGAGCTGTACCAAACGTTAGTGTACCAGATGATACAGTATATTCGTTTGTTGGTCTTTGATAAACTCCATTGATAAAGACTAAAAATTCCTCTTGTGCTTTACCAGTGGTTACATTAAACGCTGTTGTTGAACCATCTCCAGTATAACTTCTTACTAAACCAGTGTCGTTGATGATGTTTGCACCTTCAACTAACTCTTTAATCGTAATAGCGTCAGCAGAAGCTGGTGCTGTAACAAATGTTATTGTTGTTCCTGAAACGGTATAATCGGTTGTAGGTCTTTGATAGACACCATTGACAAATACTAAAACGTTTTCTACATCAGCGCCAGAAGATACAGTATAGGCTGTTGTTGAACCGTCACCTGTATAACCTCTTACATCACCCGCAAGTGGCGATGTGGCGTCACCTGTTGAACCACCAATTTCTTTAATGGTACCACTATCATTGATATAAAACTTTTTGGCAGATGTATCTATACCGACTTCACCATTAGCTAAATCACTAGTGGTTGGTGTAGTAGTACCTCGTTTTAGCTTTATAATAGTCGCCATTAATGTAATCTCCTACAACGACTAATTAAAATGATCCGCCGTCTATCGTAGTAACTGTAACTGCGCCACTTGATACTGCAAAGTTGTCAGCACTAAATGAAGCGATACCTTTGTTAGAAGTTGTTGCGTCTTCTCCAGTGATTG